AATCCCATCCACTCGACCGACCTCGCTCACCTCCCCGGCAATTATTATTTAGAAGTGGATGTCGCAAATACCACCGACCACATCATCTACGTCACCACCGAACAATTTGTCATCAAGGACAAGCGCACCCACGAGCCGCTTCCCCGCACTGAAGTCGCCAAAATATTCCCCGCCGACACGAAGACCGGGGCATTCATCGACTTTGTGCGTCTCCGACCCCAGATTGGAAACACCCCCGGTGAGCAAATCAAGCTGACATGCGAGTTCAGCGTTGCTACCGCGGGAACTAGCAGCATGTTCAATGTCGTCTCCAAATGCGCATACGCATATACACCCGACACAAAAAAGTCCGCGGCGGCTTGGGACAAAATCGAGAGCCAGAAACGCAGCAAGGGAGCCACCGTCGCCGAAATCGAATACATGCGACGCGATTTCAATGCGATCGACGCGCAGCGGTATTGCGTCGAAGAAAGTTTCGATTTCGTGGTTGGCACACTGGGTGTTTTCGCCAACGCCGACATTGTGAAAAAGGCGTGTAAAGTGATGGAACACAAGTTGCGGGGCACGATTACCAAGATTGAGACGGGAGCGTTCATCGTGGAGCCGAGCGAGACCACGATGGACAACTGCTACAACATTGTTTTAGAACACGAGGATTACACATTGGGCAAGGCGATCGAATACTATTTGTATGACCGCTATTTCAATGGTGACAAGCGCCTCACATTTTGCGCGTTCAAGAAGGCACATCCCCACGATGATTACAGTATTATCCAAGTGGCATACAAGGACAATGTGAGTGTTGCCAATATTACTCAGGATGTGGCGACGGCATGTGCCGAGTTGGTGGGGGTTTATACGGCGATTTTCGGGATGATGTAAAAACGGTAACGAATAATACAATAGCTATACTATTTTGTTTTTTTTCGCAAAATAGTATAAAGTTTGTCAGCAATGTATATAAGACAATGGATTCGGTAACAACAAGTTGGGTCCTACATGCCATCAAAAACACCCTCGGATACGAACCCGTTCGTCAAGACATTTTGCTCCATTATTTCCCTACACTTCACCGAGGAAATATCACTAAAATCCGAAAGGCGGGATACAAAAACCACGTCGTCACGTTCGATGCATTCATTGAGCCCGGAAAAACACGCGAAGATAAATCCAAAAAAATCCAAAAATATTTAGCGGAAGTCGTCAAAATGAGCGGCGTCGTCGTGTTTACTGCTGCCAATATTCAGCAAAACGTCGACGATTTTGAAACCCATTACCAAACATTTATTGTAGACAACGACAATAAACAGGTATATGCAATTGACCCGGCCAACGACATTCGTGTGGTTAAATCAAAAAAAATCCTTGTCTCAGGCCAGGGCATTTATTACGCCGAGGTCGCACACCACACGGTGAAACCTTTCTTCGAGGAGCACACCGATTACCAATTCCACATGGTTCCTCTATCGCACCCGGCGCAAATCATCGCCGACGACGTATTTTGCCAATCGTGGTCCCTCTATATATTGATTACTTTATTGGCGAACCAGGCCTATTTGACGACCGCGCAATTCTACGTTCCCGAATCCCAGCTCGATAAATATGAGACAATCCTCGGATTTTACAAGAAACTTGCTGCAGAAGTGCCCGCATTTTCGGAACAGTTGAAAAGCGAATATATCGACGAAGTCACGCGATGCACCGGTTGCCCTAAGGCAAAATTGCTGAAAGTCAATCCGGAAAAATGGTTGCTGAGAATGACCAAGGGAGATATGGAAGACACCGATTAGGGGTTTTCACCCATATTCTTTGCCGTCTTCTTATTGGCTCGGGGTTTTTTTGTCTTGGTCGCATTCGCCTTTTTATTGGCTGCTTGGTCGATGATGTCTTTTTCAATAATCAACTTTGTCATGAATACTTTGACGCATTCTTTCGAAAACTTACGCAATTCATCATTATCAATTTCATTGGTGCTCGAAAACATTTGTACACCCTTCTTCATTTTGGTAGATGCTTCTTCAATATGAGAAGCATCTTCTTTTCCGGTTTCCTTGCCTTTTTGTTTAATATATTTCTTGTAACCTCTCTCCAATGTTCGTTTTATTTTTTTAATATTTTTTTTGCTGTCTTTTGCCTTTTGCGTAACACGTTTATTGATATCACGTGTCATGATTCGAGATTGTTTGATATTCATCTTATGCTCATCCGTCTTTTTCACAAGCAGTTGTCGCAACAATGCTTTTTTTGCGCCGTCCTTTTCATCGCGAATCGCATTGCGGATTTCCTTTTCACTCGCTTTAAAATTGGTGATTATTGATTTCAACATTTTGGCGGTTTTTCGCACCGAATCCATACTGGATTCAATAACCCGATTGAGCCGAACAATATCCGGATGCTGATTAAACACTGCCCGTTTGGGCGGTTCTTTACACTTGGTTTTGATAGCATTGAACGAGGATTGGTCGTATTTATGAAAATCATCGCTAAAGTCAGGAATTGGTTTTTTCCCAAATGATTCATCATCGTCATCTTCTTCATCCGATAATACGCTGTCGTTGTCGTCATCATCGCCATCATATTTGCCACCCTTTTCACGGATTTTGATACGCATATCACTCAGCATTTCTTTTCGAGCCCGCTTAAAGTCCGAAATTTGTTCGCGGACCGCCTTGACGTTTTTATTCAATAATGCTTGTTTTTCTTTAATATGCTCCATAATTTGTTTGATTGCCTGATTGGCAAGCCTTGTGCACGCGGTTTTTAAGCGCTTGTTATCACTATATTGTTCGCACACTTGTTTGAGTGCGCCAAATGATTCTGCCTTAATATTTTCATATGCTGTATTCTTCTGTTCAACCGCAACGCGAAACTCTTCTTCCAGTGCGCTCAAATCGATTTTCGATAAAATACTCACAATCTTTGGGTCAAAATCGCGATATAATGGGGTCCTTAGAATCGGTGTCATAATATGTTGCACGATTGGTTGCGCAAATGAACGCGCGTCCTTTTCACGATTTAAATAGCTGACATACCCCGCAATCTCATCCAAGAATCGCGCCCGACCTGCTTCCGAAAACATCCCCGACTCATTCAAATAAGTGGACGCAAACAGTTCGAATGAATCTTCGATTCGGTCAAATCGTTCTCGGCACAAGTTGAGCAACTTCACAAACTCCATGGGGGATGTGGTGATGGGGGTCGCCGTCATTATCAGGAGCCGCACGGACTCGGACCCGCTCACTTCATAGGACTTTGTGACCGCTTCCGAGAAGGCATTCATATCGGGTTTCTCCATTGCGGAGAGGCCGCCTTCGCCGTACAATTTGTGGGCCTCATCGATAATAATGAGGGTTTTTCGGAGAGGGTCCACTGCGCCGTTGCGTTTTACAAGCGCCTTGTAAATCTCGTTTTTACCGGAAACCATATTCGAAAACTGTTTGTAAGACATGGGTCGAATGGACCATGCCTTGGAAAGCAATTTCATGCGGCTTTTTTGGTCGGCGGGGATGGGAACCCCGAGACGGACCATTGTGCGAATGGATTCATTACAGACTTGGTCGAACATGTTTTTCCATATATCGGCGCGCAGTGTCGTTCGAGTTACCCACAAAATCGTGTATCCCTGTTCCTCGAAAGAACTGGTGGCAGTGGCGATTGCCGAACAAGTTTTGCCGGAACCGGTAGAATGAATGAGCATTACGCCCTTGCGGTTCAGTTCAGGGGTCATGTACATTCGCACGAAGTCTTGGGTGGGTGTGAATTGAAGAGGCCTTGCTCCGCCTACGACTTGTCCGCCTACGACTTGTCCGCCTACGACTTGTCCGCCGGAACCTCCACTAATACACTTGTTCTCCATGACCACTTCTGGCCATGAATAATCCGCATAGTTTTCACGAATATAATCGCGCACCCCTTCATGTGTATTTGGCATTTGAACTGACGCGTCATCATTTAGCAAAACATCCACCAAACGGTCGAGAGGCATTTGTTTGAGCGCGTTGGCATATTTTACGTCATCAAATCTGGCGCCACCTGAAAGCGAATGCGACTGTGAAAGCGAATGCGACTGTGAAAGCGAATGCGACTGTGAAAGCGAATGCGACTGTGAAAGCGAATGCGACTGTGAAAGCGAATGCGACTGTGAAAGCGAAGGTGACTGTGAAAGCGAAGAAAGTGAAGCCGGTAAAACAAACGAATGGACCGCCGCATTCAGCTCATTATCCACCGAACCCTCGATATACATTCGCTCCATATCAACGGTCAAGTTCAACAACCGAATATCGAGCCCCAATGCCCGCATATACAAATCATATACGGTCGCTGCATTCTCAAATCCAAATCGAACCTCCATGGGGATTTCACTATCATAAATATTGACATGGAGAGGCCAGCCTCGGGTCGGGTGAAAGTCTAGCCCCTTTTGGCCACACATTCGTGTTCCACGGCCAATCACCTGTTTCAAATCTGCCTGCGTCATTTGCGGCTCAAATATATGAACATACTTGATATCAAACAGGTCAATTCCTTCTTTGAATCCGCTGTCCATCACGATGAATCGCGCCGCCTCGCCGTGCGAATTGTCCGGGCGCAAATTGAATCGCCGTAACACCTCTTTGCGCGTGGCCGCCGACAACGGTTGTCCAAATACATTGACCGAACTGAGCAAATAAAAATTATTGTATTGATTTTGGTTCAACACATCCATTTCATGTAGCTGGATTTTGCTCCATTTTTTATCGACATCGTCACCCAAGTAGTTGGCGCCATATCCGAGTTGTAACCCGAGAATATCCATCAGCGCCGTCGCAACGTGTTTTGTCGTGCTTTTCACGCTCGAATAAATGAAATGCTTGAAATAGTGTCCATGTGTGCGAAAATCATCTTCGTCTTGGCGTTCGATTTCCTCTATTAGTCGCAAGCATTTAGGGGAAAGAGAGGCAAGGATTTCACGTGTGAGTCGATGGTGATGCGGCCCCGATTCGAATGTGTATCGCAGGTCGGCCGAAGCAAAATTGCCGGTTTTTTGAATACAGCCTGGTTTGTAGGTTGCGATAAAGTCTTCTGGTTCAGGTTTCAGATTCTCAAAATAAGCGGGTAAATAACTGGGAGGAAATGTATCAGGAGAATCACCGCTTAACGAAGGACCGCTTAACGAAGGACCGCCTAAAGAAGGATTGGCATTCTGTATGACCAAAGCATTCGGTGTGCCTAAGGCAATCGGTGTACCTAAGGCATTCGGCGTACCTAAGGTGGTGAGTGTACCTAAGGCAATCGGTGTACTTAAGGCATTCGGTGTACCTAAGGCATTCATTCTAGTATCAGCCATATACATATTATACGATACTTTTCTCGTATATAAATATATATTTCAATGTCCCGACAAGTAAAATTTAATGTTTTAGGCGGACCGTTCAATGGATACGCGCCCAGACAATCGATTACAAATTATAAGGATAGCGAGGTTGTAAATATGCGAAGAGTGTTGGTTCGTTCTAGAAGTGCGCTGAATGTGAAAGATATCATTAATATGAGAGGCCGCGTGTTAACCCCGTTCCGCGCCGCCAACAATTTGGGCGATTTCCTTGGCCGCAAAAATTACGTTGATGGTTCCGAACCCAATCCCGAGTCCGCGGATAGACCCGGTTATGCTCGTTTGATTGGAAGTGTTATGGGAAGACCCGACACCACTGGTATTCAAGGTGCGTCCTGTAATCCCAAGTTTGTTGCGGATAGCTCGGACTACATCAAGTTCAAGCGACAATCCGCAACTAACCGCAATTTCAATGACCTGGCATTTGGTGGGTACAATAATTCGGCGTACTCAAGAATCAAGATGAACTTTTAAAGGGGGACCCCGACCTAAGGGGGCGCCCGACTTTGAAAGGGGTACCCCTTCAAACGTCTTAGTAAAAATCTACAAATAGGATATAATGTACAACTATTTAGTCGAATTCATTGGAACTGTTTTTTTCGTTTATGTAATTTTGGCAATTGGCAATCCTTTGGCAACTGGTGCCGCGCTTGCTTTAGCTATCTTATTGGCCAAGAACACATCGGGTGGACATTTCAATCCCGCGGTGTCTTTGGCGATGACCTCGGCTGGAAGCTTGCCTTCGTCTGAGCTGTTCCCCTACATTGCGGCGCAGCTTTTTGGCGGACTCGTTGCTCACCAATTGTATATTCGATTCAAGATATAAAGACATTATTATCAAATAATTCGTCGTCGTAATCTTAAATAAGTCGTCCAATAATATCATTTATGTAATGATACTATTATTATTGAGTGCGTTTGTAAAGCACTTTGAAAAACAAATACAATCCGAGGACAGCGACAGATCCAATAAAGAGGTTTTGTCCGGCATCCATATTCAGAGTCATATCTTCATCCGACAAAGCAGCACTTTTATCTAGCGCAGCACCTTTATCTAGCGTTCCTTCATTAGTCATCGATTCTCTAATATCCGTTGAGATATTTTCAGAATCAAACTCCGACACGTGTCTTGTCTCTTTACCGGTCTTGCCTTCACTATCAATCGTCCGGATTGTAACCGGAACACATATATTTGCCTTAATTTGAGTATCCGTCGGCATCTTCAACTTTGCTGCGTTGTTAAAGTCTCGTTCCGCCAAATCCATCAACTTTGCGTCTTTGCGATGTGCGTCAATTACCGTGAATCGCGGTACCATTTTGCTCGTTTTTTTATCACGACATGTTTCACCGGTGGGTTGAAAATAGACATGACCAAATGGCGGGGTAGCCGTTAAAATCAATGTAGACTTTTTCCCATCAAATGCCTTGTCGTATTCGTTGACTTCCAGATTGATCGAGGCAAAATCCATGGCTTTTGGTTCGCGAATCAATTTCGAATAATCTGTTTGCTGAATCTGTACATATTTGTTATTTGGTGGTAACATGGTAGAAGATATTTTTGTCAGCATAGTCGGCCTATATTTTAGTCCAAGAAACGAAAACTGGTAATTATTCGTTTGACTTTTTCTCTAAAATACGGTCAAGCAAGGTTTGATGGCCATCAATTACCGTTTTTATGCGACACATTAATGCGATTTCTTTTCCATGGATAGCGACTGGGTCCAAAGGCGTTACCGAAGGCACGGAAGCAGCAGGCGTGCTGGAAGCCTCGGGACCGGTAGATGTGCTGAAAGACTCAAAAACAGCAGGTGTGCTAGAAGCAGCAGGTGTGCTAGAAGCAGCAGGTGTGCTTGAAGCATCAGGTGTGCTAGAAGCAACACCAATTTGAATCGAGTTCAACTCCGTCGTTAACACAGTGATTTCACGATTGCCAATGTATTGGTCATATACGGCTTTTAGACTCGCCTCATTTTTTTCAATTCCATTATTCATGAGGAGTTTTAAATTGGTTATGACAAGGTACTCCGGGTCGCCATTTTTATCAATTTTCAGAGGAACCGCGGGTTCCGTGGATTCCGTTAAAGACCGAATCATATCCGTCTGTTTATTCACCCTTTCAAATGCTGCGGCGAGCTCAATCGGCTTGTTTGCGTCTTTGATATCGCATGATTCATCTACTGCGATTGGATTTCCAGAAGCATCCAAAGTCGGGGCTAAATCTCCCTCTAAACCTTCGCGTATTGGGCGTTCATACCGAATATAGATGGCGTGTCCAATCAAAAACGCCAAGAACAAAAAAATAGCAACACTCACTATTTGTTTCAACATGGGGAACATGGTTATTATATATTAGGTCTATTTTTACTGCCTCGGTACGCTGTTAAAATCCGCTTCTTGGCATCGAGCAATTCGCTAAACTCGGACCGATATCCGCATGCGCGCCAATGCTGCGGAAAATTGTACGTCTTCACCCAAATCCGTTTTAAATTGGGGTCGAGTTTCCGGATTCGAATCGGGTCCAAATGCTGCATAAAGGTGGACAGTCGATTCCGGGCCATCAACACATCTTTTTTATAATGGTATGTCAAGTCGCTGAATGTCGGGTCGAACTCTTCTTCCTTCACGGCAAATCGCACATAAATCCGATACAATTCGCGCTCCAGTTCCCAGCGGTTTACTAGGTTTTGTCCTACGATGAAGGCACGTTTATTTAATGCTAAATATCGCTTATAATCGGTCACCATCTTGGCCCGCGCGCGCCATTGGCAAAACAGTGTCATCTCGGCTTCGTCCATCAAATGGATTCGTTGTTCTTCGGGGGCCTTGCCATATCGCCCGCTCACCATATCGTTGTAGGTAAAAGATTCAGTCATTTGTTTGTATTTGCTTTTCGTACTAGGTACGGGATTTGGTTCAATTTTTTAAGCCCCCCTAACGGGGGGTCGTAAACAACACTTCGGCTATGAAACTGACGTTTCATATCCAAACAATTTTTTAACACACATTCGTAGAATGTGTGTCAAACAACACTTCGGCCGTTGGCTTTGCCAACAGCCAAACAATTTTTTTACGTCACGCTCAAAGAGTGTATCTTACACCTTTCTCATTTACTGTGCTTTGCCAAAATGCTGATTTCACAGCACATTGACTCCAATATCTTTCAGATAATTCATATTTCGATTGAAACCGTTTGGACAATAATATTTTTTTTCACTTTTATTTTGTTTTTTTCTTGTTTTTGATAAAGACCCACCTCTAATATTTGAGAGTTGTATTTCCCAATCAAAGTTTGAAAATACTCCCTTCAAATAATAGTTCATGAACTCTTTTATCCATGGCCTTAAAAGACGACATCTGTCTTGTTTTGAGATTAAATGAAAGAACTCCGAATAAGTTTTAGAGTTTGTGTAAAAGGTTTCAAGTTCCACACGAATATTCGTTGGGACTTTTGTAATTTTAAGAAAATCAATATATTCTGTTGGTTTTTCAGTTATATCATTTAACATTTTATTAACACGAACACGGTAAGCATTATGTTTTGTAGTATCTTCTTGAACCGCACGAAAATGTTTTTCATACCAAGATTCACCATTGTATGCAATTGATAAATAGTATAATGGCATTGGAACTAAATTGGTTCCTTTTTTAATTTGCCTTGACCGATTTTTTTCCAGGTCTTCGTCAGTTGCACATTCAATTGAAGACATATCATCAAATCTAATTTTTTTCAGTTCTGGATGCAAACTTTTAATATGCATTAAAAGTGTTTTTATCATAATAATAGAACCTTCACCTCTACCAAGTGGTGTATAAAGAGAGCATTCTTCGTCATACATTGCGTGTGGAATAGAAGCCGAAACTGCCACATTGTTATCAAATTGAACTGAAATATTAACACAATCTCGGATATTTCCACCGATTTTATAATTAATTCCTGTTATAACACCATTCCATGTTTCAATATTATTAGTTATAAAAAATGTATATTTACCAGTTTTTACTTCCATTTGTATATTATATACAAATGAAAATTAGTTTTATAAATTGTTTAGCTGTTGGCAAAGCCAACTGCTGAAGTGTTATTTGAGAGACACTCGCAGAGTGTCTCTGAAAAAATTGTTTGGATATGAAACGTCAGTTTCATAGCCGAAGTGTTGTTTATGTCCCCGTTAGGGGACGTAAAAAATTGTTTGGAAGTTGGCAAAGCCAACTGCCGAAGTGTTGTTTAACACACATTCTACGAATGTGTGTTAAAAAATTGTTTGGATATGAAACGTCAGTTTCATAGCCAAAGTGTTGTTTATGTCCCCGTTAGGGGACGTAAAAAATTGAAAAAATAATTCCCAGAATAATAGAATATAAAAATAACGGCTACTAAATACATAAAATGTCAGCAAACAGAAGACCCATCATCGTAAGCATCGAAGGCAACATCGGCACTGGTAAATCCACCTTGTTGGCCAAACTCCGACCAGCATTGGCAGAAAGATGTCCCAACATGGTCGGTCAGATTCTCTTCCTAGAAGAACCCGTCGATATGTGGGAAAAGTTTCGCGATGAAAATGGACTCACCATCTTGGAGAAATTCTACAAAGACCAGCGACGGTACGCATTCACATTCCAGGTGATGGCCTACATCAGTCGCCTGGCTCTGCTCAAAAACGCCATCGCCGAAAATCCGGACTGTGAAATCATCGTCATTGAGCGGTCTCTCTGTGCTGACAAGAACATATTCATGGATATGCTTCACGACGACGGCATCGTCGAGAACATCGAATACAATATCTACACGGAATGGTATCGCGAGTTCATTGGACAATACCGCATGGACGCCGTGGTTTATCTGGATTCTAGTCCGGAGACATGCCATCGTCGCATCTCCAAGCGAAACCGTCAGGGCGAAGAAGGAATCCCGCTGGCCTATTTAGAAAAATGCGCGCATTACCACCAGAAATGGTTGGTCGATACCAAGTGCGATGACGGCTACATTATGTGCGACGATGCGGTTGTACATACGATTTGCCACGAGACCAAGAAGTATCGAGTTTTACATATTGACACGAACGCAGATACCAATTATGTGGAGCCGCATAGCAAGGGGTGCCAATGGTTGGACGCAATTTGCTCGTTTATCCTAATTAGCACGTTGAAAACGGGCATATAAAAGCCCGAAGAGTCGCTCCCTACCGGGAGCTTAGGGGCGACTTATCAAAACCCCCCAAAAGGGTCCCATCTGTTTTTTCTAATCGTTAAACACCACATATTTTGTCATAATATACGGCTTGTCTTGGTACCGAATATTGAAATCATAATAATAAGTCTCATCGTTGCCCAAAGGAATCTGTTCCCACGTATTGGAAAAATAGAGGTTCAAAATCCCCTGGTCATTTGTGCGCGAATTGGTGTATTTGGCCGCAAGTGTCATCAGCCTATCAAACGTAGTATCATGAATCAGGTTCGTATCGAATAACATAATGGTGGACTGGAAATAATCGGCGCACAGATTCCACCACGTTTCAAGGTCCTGTTTCAGATGCGGCTTTTCCAGAAACTGCTCTTTGAGGGTCCATCGGAATGCGGGATATGCGTCTGAATGCGCAATCATTTTGCCGGGCCGCCGGGTTGCCAAGATGGGCGCAATGGGCGCATACACTTTTGCCCCGCAATCCACATAAAATACGTAGTCCCATTGTTTGAAAAACGGCGTGAAAATATGGAACTTGTGGTACTGGAACAATTTGAACCCGCTTTTGCCGCATGCAATATTTGTTTTTTGTATTTCCGCGTAGACATCTTGCGAAAATATGATATCGGGGCAATGGCAGACCTGGATTTGGTGGGCGTGTTCCAGGATGAATGGATGCGAATCCACCGTGGGCAAATCGTCGCCGACGACGAGGACGATGGGGCCTCGATAATCGCCGATTTCAATCAAGTTGGAACAAGTTGACACGAACTTGTCCAAGTAGCGGAAGTTACAGACGAACACAACGGCACAAGACATTTAGTGATTATTGGTGGATTGCGTTTATATTTTGTATGCCTCTAATATATAATGAACGCCAAACAAGTGTTACCGCACGATTTACAAAATAAAACCAACCTGATACCAGGAACATTTTCGAGCAAAATGAGTGGTGGCGATGGAAGACCAGAGTCAATAAATTATGGATTTAAAGGTGATACTGTGAGTCCAGGCAAGGCCATCTTTGCGGGAGGTAAAAGGCGCAGAACACGCAAAAACACAACGGGTAAGAGAAGGCGCCATCACAATAAACAACAGTCGCAACGCAAGAAGTCGAGGCGTTAAATAAACCATTTTACAAAGTCTTATGATTATGTGCGTTAAATGAACATAATCATCATTAAAGGAGGAGAAAAATTAAAGGAGGGGTTAAAGGGCGTAAACGAAGTTGAAACGTAGCTCCCCTTAGTTAAACTTAACCACAATCTTCACAATCTCCTTCTTAATGGTCTTACACGCCGACACCGACAATTCCTCGCGCTTCTTGCGTGTCTTGTTGTCTGTGGTTTCGCCCGGCTCATCCACATTCTTCTTGGAAATACTATTACGTGAGTTCATATCGGCCTCAATGGCTTCATAATGCTCGTCTATGTATTCCAACACTCGATTCTCAATCGCCCATTTGAAGAAATTGAGTTGGCCAATGGTCGTCTCCAAATACGTCTCATCCGCATACGGAATCATGATGCGCTCCCTACGCGAAAAAGGGTCGAACCGGATTTTACTATACGCCTTTAGCTCCAACTTGTAACTGTTAAACACCTTGAATCGCTCCATGTTTTCCTCGCCATTGTACACAGTACTACACCGATTCTTGGCGGGAATCGAATACACGGTGAAGTTTTTCTTGGCAAAATTGGTGACGAACCAGTCGATGATTCGCAGGGAAATCCGCGATTCGCCGTTGATGATATTCATCATTTTCTCCATATTATTATCGCGACCATAGAAGTCAAGTAAATTATTTAATAATAATTCATTTTGAGTTTGATTTCGATGTGCGAGCATTTATAGTTTTATGGGTCCTCTTGTTTAAATGCTTTTTTCGGGAGTTCATTTTTCTGGGACGACCGCGACGACGAGACTCACTACCTCTGTTTATTATTTGCCAAACTGAAGATAATGGTTCTTTTGGTGTATTATCGGGTATATATCCCCCACGATATAATGTTTTTGTTCTATTTTTTGGCTTCACTTGAGTTGAGGGTTTTATGCCACGTCTTGTATTTAGGTGGCTTTGTCTGTTATAATTGCGCAAAGTGAATGAATCATTTATTCTTCTAGTACGACTTGGTGAATTATGAATTGCACGATCAATTTTTATAAATGAGGGTTTAGATAAAGAACGAGACGAAAACATTTTCGTAGATGGATATCGAGACGGAAACACTTTTGTAGATGGAAGCATTGCCATCGGCGTTTGCGCTAGTAGAGGCAAACCAAACGTATTTAATAAACATGTTATTAATTCAACATGAGTATCAAGTTTTCTGCATTTATTACTATAAGAAGCATAATGTTTTATCATACGAATTGCTTTAACAATATTATTTTCATATAAAAAAATAATAGTTTCGCTTATTGATGTTGAGGTTAAACTGGGTATTCCGCCTTGTTCTATATATTTTATAAATTGTCTGCAATATTTAATATCAGATGGCTTGGTTTGATGTTTTTCATCAAATTTATCTAAATGGATCATAAATACTAATAAATATATAACTAGCATAACAATTTCTGCATATTTTTCTAAAAACCCTGGAATGTTTAATATTACGGGTTCGCTTTCTATTACGGGTTCGCTTTCAAAATAATTGATATCAGTATCTATTATTAATATATTCTCATCTTTTTCACATTGATTTGCAGGTTTATTATCATAATATACAACTCTGTTTTTAACACATTCATTTATAAACGCTATCTGAGAATCTACTGTATTTTTAAAAAAGTCAAATCCGTTATTTTTGTTGTTTTTAATAATTAACAGATTCGCAATTATATTAGATTCTATGCTTGGACACCGGTCCGAATACACGATTAGAATATCACCTCTATTTATATGATCCATAAAATTATAAGTCCCATCCATTATTTCATTTAAATTAATATATATCGGGGTATCTGGGTATCGTGATTCAACATACCAACCATCAATTATTGGTAATGACAGCCCAAGATTTACTAATTTCTTCCGATAAAGCAATTCTTTAATCAGTGTTTCTCGATTATCTATTCTTTCTTGAGTATTTGTTCTTGTATACTTAGTACTGGTTATTGTTACTACTACTTGTTCGATTGGTCCAGGTATATCAATTCCAGCATTAGGGTGGTATGTTTGTTGTTCGTCGGATATTACATTATAAAGATGCTTATAACTTCCTTGTGCAATAGGTTTTACGTTATCATATGGATATACGAGAACCATTCTTATTCTATATAATTTCACCCATATAAAGATTTGCCTCTAAACATAGTAATGACCACTCGCTACATTATTTTGACCAAGGACGCCGACGCCGCCGCCGACAATAACACCGGCAATCAGATTTTCTCCATCAATCGCTCGCTCACTTATTTGATGCCCGCTGTAAATACCGCCTATTATGCCGACCGCGGCCTTTTCGAGAACAACCTCATCGAATGGTGTAAGCAGTTTTGTAGCAAAGAGGCGATTTTCCTGGATATCGGCGCACACACCGGCAGTTATGCGATTACGTTGGCGCCTTATTCGGCAAAAGTCTTGGCATTTGAGCCCCAGCGCCAGACATATTACGCCTTGTGTGGCGGCGTGGCGCTCAGCGGGGCACAAAATATCATATGCCATGAATATGGGCTCGGCAATGACTCGCAAGTGGGCACAAAAACCCTCCATATTGTGAGCAATGATGGCGGGGGGTCCACGGTTTGGGCGCCGCCCGCCGACAAAGTCATTGGCACCGAAGAAATCCAAGTGCGAACGCTGGACTCGCTGAATATCCAGGAGCGCATTTCGTTCATCAAGATGGATGTAGAGGAAAACGAGCTGTATGTATTACAGGGGGGCATGGAGACAATTGTGCGCGCGGGATATCCCAAAATCTTGTTTGAATCGAACAATGAGAGCGCGGGGCTGTTCAATTATTTGCGAGATGTGCTGGGGTACCAGATAGTGAAGGTAAATGGGTATTTCAATATGTATCTGGCAACTATGTAATGCTATGTAATGCCTTTGCCAACTATGTAATGCCGCCTACGAGTTCATTTCAAATATTATATGTGAAATGAAATAATTAATTATTTTTTGTTTTTACGTGTGCCACCATTCTTACTATGTCTACCTCGCTTGGACGTAGGACTAGACTTGGGACTAGACTTGGGACTAGACTTTGGACTGGACTTTGGACTAGACTTGGGACTAGATTTACGTTTACGCATAGGATTATTTGATGGGTAATATATTTCAGGATTAATTGATGGTTGAATTATTGGATTTTGATTTGGTCCAATACCAATATATCGGCCTTTATTTGGTCCAAACATGCGATTACTATTGCTATTACTATTGCTGTTGCTGGATTCAAACATGCTATTACGGTTGCTATTGCTGAAGTTAAACACACTATTACTATTGCTACGGCCAAACATGTTATTACTTGATGGTCTATCCGATGCGATTTTACGTACATTTTCCTTTTTTAAATTAGACGTATCTTCTTTCACAAATAGATCCGGTATCTCCATACCCTCACCAACAGTCGCACCTTCACCAACAGTCGCACTTGCGCTTGCACCTATCTCAACATTTATTGCTTCAAGAGCACGAATTAGACTATTCAACCGTTCATCGTCAGACTTCATTATTTTGCTGCGCATTTCCGCGCGTTCCACTTCTAATATGTCTCGAATATACCTTTTAATAGTAACAGCATCTCTAGCCGATATATCATATTCTCCCAGATTGCGAATACCATTGGTTGCCAAATAGTTATCCACAGAACCCGTCATATTAACGAGCAACCAGTCCTCAATATTTTGTTTAATAACCGCCAAATGCTCCACATTAGTTATATCAAACTTTTCTTTTGGTGGCGGTGGCAGCGGTTTGGGTGGCGCCACTCTCAGTTCACCGCTTGTTTTTTCTGCCTGTACATAGGTGGAAACCCAATGTTTCCCCGGACCCAGACCTTTTCGCTCACCAATGTCATATAGTATTTCCAAAATGCGTTCAAATATGGACCCCTGTATATTCTCAAATCGTTGTGCTACAAACGCGAGTTGATTTATCTTTCCAAAGGGCGGGAAAATGTAAATCTTGGATTCACGATTCAATGTGTGTGGGTCACGTAAATCAACCATCGCGGGTCCAACTGTGGGGAGCAATAATATATCATCCACCGTCCTCAACTGTTTTCCATTCATTTGTATTCTTGAGCCCGTGAATAATGTATTTAAATCTACGCACATTTGTCGGTTAATCACTTCCAAAATCCCATGTAAAGCCGGCCATCTCTTCAAGTCTTCCACGTGGGTTTTTACATGTTTCTCCATTTCTTTTCCCTCAATAATTTTTAATGCTGCTGATAAAACCGCGCTTTTTTTCACTCTCTTGTCAACCACACTTATTAACCTTCTTACACTGGCTTCCTGAATATGTACAAACTCATGGAATGGATGTTTCAAACAAAGGCAGGATTTGCCTTCGACGATAACATTGTCAATTGGTTCAAGTGTTGCCTTGAAGTTCAAAAGCATCGATAACCGACCTAAACGCAATTCTTGAGTACCTGTGAAATAAGAGCCTTCGCCGGCACTTCGATTCGCCTCGGGTATTGTATGTGTGACCAAAACCCGGCCTTCCCATATGCCGCCATTTCCACAATTAAAGGTTGAAATCGGTATTCCCATCAATGAGGTTCGTCTCGCCGATTCACAATGGTCGAGGTCGTCGCCATCGATTTTAGGGATAAATGGCAATCCTGTTAACGCGCATATTGAGACGGATTCTAGGTCAACACCTGTCAAATATTTCGACCAACGTTTATTGCGAATATCATCCCAATAGGTGTCGTCGGGTTGTTTTTTATAAACAGATGCGGCATCGGCTACTGCGGATATTCCTCGTAAATGCGTCGGGTTTTTTGCCCCCTTTTCACCATGTGTCTTTGCTTCTAATCCCCAGTAGTCAGAGAATATATCCAATGCGTTTCCTTCAGATGCGGCGCCTTTTAATTCGGGTGGCCAATCAACCGAATGCGGTATCGCCCCGATTTCAAACGTTGTGATTACTCGGTCTTTGCCACTTTTTGAAGTAGTGCCACGCGATTTGGGCTTGGGCTTTGGCTTAGGTGGCATTATATAATATATACATAATTTACGTCGCAAGTGTAACGACGTCATTATAAATAATTTTTATTATTGCTATCAAACACACATTATGTATGTACATAATTGGGGATACCCAATTCATTAAATTGATTAATAATTTGGCGTCTCATATTTATTTTGGTTTGATATTCATTTGTTCTAAACCAAAATCTCTCATGCCATTCAATAAAAATGACCTTGACATGTTTCACATAATGAGATTCAAGCAGTTTTGGCAAAACTACAAACTCACTTCCTTCAATGTCGCATTTAATAAATATTTCGGCGGCGGGGTCATGTTTTACAATGGATACCATAATTTCCTCAATATTGACACAATTACATTTTGTGGATTCAATGTCAAATACTACACCATTGCCATAATCAACTTGGGGGTTGATATCGATACAATTTGAACCAGTTGTGTATCCTTCGATGTATTTGTCTTTATTGGTATTATTCCATGCCCCTTTATGATTATTGAATGTGATTTCACCCGTATAATTCATTATTGCTAAATTATAATGTTTGAACGAATTAAATTGGTTTGTGTATTTTTCGGCAATTTTTCTGGATACATCATAAATCTCTTTATTTGGCTCGAAACAAAGAACATTAAATTGTTTATCAATTTGAAGCTTAGGAATAAACTCTTCCAAGCCTTCAAACTTGTGTGTTCCAAAATCCAAGAAATATTTCATTGATACAAATATAATTTGTTTATATTTATATCTTTATGCTGCCAATGAATAATAATTATAGTGGTGTAATTTGGTACTTCTTGCGCTAGCTTCGCTTACCATTTCCCACCCGAGCCCCCCGTTTTCTTCACCATAATATTGTTTCCCTTTGCTTTTCGCTTTGCGTTGGGGTCATATTCGTCGCCTTCATCATCGTCCGTGAGATTCTTCGACAATTCCCAGAACTCCTTTGACCCCAACTTGTAATCCGGTCTGTCTTCGGCCTTGTACCAAAAAATCTGGTCGGTTATTTTATTCGACTTGGCATTGTTGTTCAAAACCAACGCGCCATAATTCTCGGTCGTCTGGTCCATTACCGAACAAAACGACTCCAAAGTGGGGAACATTGACGCAAAGTTCTCCCAAATCTTTTTGCGATTCGCTAAATAGTTCTCGCGCAATATGAAAACGTAGTCAATATTCGTGCGGAGATTAGGCGGTATACCCAGCGGGTATTGCATAGTGATGATTAACATCACCTTCCAGTGTCTCAATTATACCATTTTCATTCAGACATTTCTTTCTGAAGTCATTAAATCAATGCTTTTTGAATGGGCATTGCGCTCTCTCGAGTGGGTTTAGACTATATCTTAAGGCATCATCGTAATTGGTTAGATTACTCAACCCCACGGGCATTTAGTCGTTGAACAATCATCATATCCTTACCTTGGCGGACTTAGATGACTTGCTGCGGGTTATCTCTATTTTATACCTTTTTACTGTACTTTATGTGGTTAGCATAAACCGCGACACCATTTCTGGTGCCGTTTAGTAGTATAAACCTTCATAGAATCTTTTTTTTGAATCCTATATCGAGACGTCTCCGCAATTTGGACGTGTTGCATATAAAGGGCATATACCCTAAATACACTAGCCATTCTTTTGAAATGACTTAGGCAAACAATTCACCGTTCATGAACAAAGCGCGCATCAATTTATCCCTCGCCCACGTGTTGTCATAGAGGCAATCATCGAGGATCACAAAGGTGCGTGGGTCGATGGAGCATTTCTTGTAGGTCTCCATCTCCTGGTTACACTGCTTCATCACCGCGCGCTGGCGACGTAGCACATTCTCGATAAGAACCGAGTTGTATTCTTCGTGAATAAAGAGTTTTGGCACGAGTTTCCCGTAAAAACCGTTACCGGCTTCTGTGCCGGATATGACTGTACCAATGGGAATGTCTTGATGGAAGTAGAGCAAATCTTTGACCAAAAAGGTTTTACCAGTATCACGACGGCCAATGAGGACAATCACGGGACCCTTGTTTTCTTTCGGGTCGAACGTAATCGACCTCATATCAAACTTCCGTAATTCAAGAGTCATTTAGAAGAAATTGAAATATAGGATTGTTTCATATATTTAAATCGCGTGTGTAACGCCGGGGTTTCCCTAAACCCGATGTATAGAGGCACAACTCTATGCGTTGTTTACGAATATAAATATTGGTTGATTTAGGTATATCATTACACCCAATGAATCCATTCAAACTGAATTACCAGAAGGTGCGGATACCCAACTTGGAAACCATGGCCCAGCAATGGAGCGAACAAGAAGACAATGACCAGACATCATACGATTACAATCCTTTTCGCATAACCGGGCTCCAATCGTATAATCCGCTATACAATCTGTTTTTCAATATGGACTCGACCAATTGTCAGAAAATCACGCTAAATCACAAAAATATTGTCACCAGCTTGGAAACAGTATCCGAAGGTACCAAGGTATCCGAAGGTACCAAGGCACAAGAGGCAGCAAAGATATTTGTAAAGTCTTCGCCTCTCTTGGACCCTCTCCATTTCCTTCGCGGCAAATACGATTTGGAAAACTCGCTGGTACGCCAACTCCCCACACTGGATTCCACCAAGGACACATGTTTCCCTAAAATACTCGACGCCAATAACTCCGCCTATGTCGACGGATTCTTCTCCTATTTGACCTCTATGATGCATGAGAACCACGGATGGATTCATGGGGTCCAATACTATGGTTCTTTTTTGGGTATCCAGTCGCGGTTCCGATACAATGTTGCAGACGACATTGACTTCTTGGAAGATTCCGAATACTTTTCGAAGAACATATCCAAGTATTTTGACCTGGATGATGAAGCATTTGCGCTTTTCAACCAAAAGTCGGGACCGGGCTCGCGCCGAAACCGCGACAAACTTATGATTGTGGAAGACGAGACGATTGATCTTGGAATCGAGGAATTGGATGACACCATGGCGTCTACCCATGACGTGGGTGTTGTATCAAATGTGTCCTCCTCAGAGACGCCGGTGGTCAATGAAGACACACCTGAATTGTTGGATATCGGCGCAGAAACTGAATACACGGCGGAGACACGCGAGCGCGCACCCTCTGACTCATCCGATGACAGCTCGATATCCAATTCAGAAAGCGACGACGACGACAACGCCGCAAACAAATGCGACGAATGCGGTTGCGAAGTAGTATCGGCCAAATACATTACAGAAGTCGATGGGAAATCCTATTGTGGTGGTTGTAAGCCATCTTCAGCTGAAGGCGACGATTCATCCGATTATACCGATTACACCGAGGACGACGACGAAAAGATGTTTGCGTATTTACACGACTTCCCCGTCCAGCTCATATTCCAAGAGAGGTGTGAAGGAACCTTTGATGAACTCCTTGTATCGCGCGCCTTGTCGCCAAAACAGACGACCGCCGCGCTATTCCAAATCCTGATTATTCTCGCGACTTACCAAAAGATGTTCAGTTTCACCCACAACGACCTCCACACCAACAACATCATGTGGGTAAAAACCGACCTAGAACACATCCAGTATTTGTTTGAAGGTCAATATTACCGCGTGCCGACCTTTGGCCGCATCTTCAAGCTCATCGACTTCGGCCGCGCCATTTACCAATTCAATGGTCGCCGTTTCTGTAGCGACAGTTTCTCCGAAAACGGCGACGCCAATTCGCAGTACAATTGCGAGCCTTATTACAATCCCAAGAAACCGGTCATTGACCCGAACCCCAGTTTCGACGTTTCGCGACTTGGTTGCTCCCTCTATGACTTCACCATGGAATCAGATTCGGTAGAGCTGAAGAACATTATCGACGAATGGTGCGAAGACGATTATGGCAAGAATATCCTCTATAAATCAAGTGGTGAAGAGAGGTATCCCGGATTCAAATTATACAAGATGATTGCGCGAATTGTGAATAACCTGGTGCCAAAAGACATTCTGAAAAAACCCATTTTCACAAAGTACCGCGTTGCCAAGGCGCAGAAGGACCTGTTAATCAACATCGACGAGATGCCTGTGTATATAAACAATTCCGCCTAAACCCTATTAGAGGCATCCGCAAAAAATACACAACCAATGGAACATATTGATAAAATCATTTATATCAATATGGATGCCCGCACAGACCGCCGCGCCGAGATTGAAGCGGACTTTGCGCGGGTCGGCATTGACCCCGACAAAATCATACGATTCCCTGCATCCAGCTACAATGGCTGCCCCAACACGGGTTGTCTCATGAGCCATACCAACGCACTACACCTGGCTTATGAAATGGGATACCAGAATGCCCTCATCTTGGAGGACGATTTCCGCTTCATCGTGGATGTCGATAAAATCCACGCCGATTTGGCCGCGTTTTTCAATATGCAGCTGCCCTGGGATGTCATGATGCTCACCACATGTTCGCCAGTAGTGATGCCCAAACATGTAGGGGACTTGGTCTCGCGTATTTCGTCATCCACGAATGGCGCCGGCTATTTAGTGAATCGCCCCATGATGCCCGTGTTGATGGAATTGTTTGATAACAATATCGAGAACCTCTATCATACCAAGGCCCATTGGATATACCAGAACGATATTTTGTGGAAGTCGCTGATGCCCGTGAAACAATGGTATATGTTCAATCACTATTTGGGGTACCAGGTCGCCGGATATAGCGACCTTTCGCAAGACCAGAAAATCGCGATTTTGCCGCAAGTAATAGAGGCGGCCAATATTCGATAAATTATGTCCAAACTGGGATAAAGTCAATAATAATATTATAACAATGCCGCGCAAGGAGACTGTTATAATATGCCCGCCGAGTGACGCTAGCCCTCTCTTACAAGCCCAATATGATAATATGGTTGACGTGTTGGTTAAGCACGATATTCGCGTTATATCGATGAAAGACAAGTCGGGGTCATCCGATTCCGTCTTTATCCAGGACCCCTATATCGAAACACCGACCCATATTGTGGTTGGCAAGTTTCGCAACCCGACACGAGTTAAAGAAACCAGCAATATTAGAACAAAATCTTCAAAACCCGTGCGCAAAGTGGAGCGCGGATTCTTGGAAGGTGGCGACTACCTCTATCATCGCGGCATATCATTTGTCATGGTCGGACCAAGAACTAGCCGACTGGCAATCCGCGATTTGATGGTTGCCGACGCATTTGGCACCCATAAAGTGGCGCGAATCACATCGAGCGACCCAGAAATAATACACTTGGACTTGATGCTGGGATTCATCGATGATGTGGCGGTCATCTGGTCGGGCGCCAAAGTGTTTATCGTCGATGTGTATGAGAGGGCAGGAAACAAGATTGCCTCTCTTCCGCTCGCGGATTATTTAAAACATCTGGGATACCGCATTTTCGAAATAACGGACGATGAACAGCGTGATTTTGTGTGTAATTTCGTGTGTTTTGACAAGTTTGTTCTGGCGACCGAAGGGAGCGACATACTGCAAGAGGTAACAAAGAAACCCGTGATTTGCGTCCCGCTAAGCGAACTCGGTAAAATGGGCGGCGGGGTTCATTGCGCTGTTAAAAAAACACTAGTAGAATAAATTATTTAGTTAACGCCTTTCGAGTTTGGTTTATTCGTTTATTGCCAATTTTAGTTATTGTTTTTTTATATTTTTGGACTGATGTGTCGTTAAATAATTTATCCCATGATATCATTTTGGGAACAATCTTTTGATTATTTGTAGAATTGCGAAGGTTTGTAAAATCAAAATACATTATACTATTTTTACAATTACCACAATATGGGCATTTTGATTTTTTATAACGGCGGCCGCCCTTAAGTTCGGCAAGATTTGTTCCGCTATTTTTTCTTGTTAACAATTTACTTTGAACTTCACCCACACGACAACATGTCATATATATTGTGCTAATAATAGGATAAAAATACGATACAACCCAAGAAGGATCCATATATACATCGCGATCCCCGCTATCCGATATTGCCGGTAAAATATCATCAATATCCACTTTGGGGGTTGAATCCGGATACATATAATCAAGCATTTTTTGTACAACAAGCCGCGAAATTGCGTCTTTTTTGGTTATATCAAAATTATTTAAATAATTTGTTCTACGATTTAAACCGCCGCGACTTATTGTTGTTTGAAAAGTCTGAACACAATCTTCATAACTATCATATTTGCCGCTCATAAGATAATGACCACTTGTATTGCCCAATTTCATAAATAAAAAAAACATACATTTTACTATATCAAGTTGAGATTCAAACAATATTAGAAAAGTTGGTTTATTTATATTTGAACATTCTGTGCCATATAATATTTTGAGAGGCAACACATTTGGTTTTGACGAAATATATGTACCAAAAACAGAGTTATCTTTTGTTTTCATACTTTTAGCCATATTTTTAAAATGTAGTAGTTTTTCTATTGTATGGGTTTTAGTTTTAATCATATAATTTTCAAAATCTTCTATACTCATAGTTGGTAACAATGTGTCTTTTTGACTAATTACAATGTTGGTATATTCAATTTTATCAGTTAATAATTGTTTTTTTATTTTTTCATCGGTAAGTTTTTTAATATTGTAAATATTGCCAAGAATCTCTTCAATATATTCTAATTGACCTTCATAAAATGCGATTCTTTCTTCATAATATGTATTTGTTTGTCTGCGTACATTTCTCAATGGTTCAATATGTGGTGTTCCAGTTTTCGGATTAATAGTCATAACATCGGCAATATGTGGTGCCATTGAAAATAATGCTTCATGACCTGGTGCAACCGCGTGAACTACAGATGGCGATTGTTCAACCTTTTTACTTGACATATTTACAACATTACACGTTGTGTTATCACCATGTCCAAACAAATAATAGCTAACCGTAAACGTATCATCAATACTAATTTCGTGTGTTGTACAAAAGTCAGCTATGCATTTTATTCCGCACTCTACAACATATTTAGTATCAAGTTTTAATTCAATAACTCGTTTTACTAATTCGTTTACAACAATATTCGAAATACTATAATGATTGTATCCAGGAAACTCTGATGTAATACGCTGCAGTATCCCGTAAATATCAGATATATGTGATTCAGTAGTAATATGTGAGTAAATTAAACCGCGAATATGTGAATTAATTGCGTCGTTAACCTGGGCTAAACCGTCATTTTCACGTTTTTGTTGTTCCAATATTTTGTTGATTATCCTTGCTTTTCTATCGGCTTCCGCAGCCCTTTCCGCTTCTATCATTTTTATTTGTTGAGCATGTCTTTCTTTTCTTTCCTCTATCATTCTCTTTCTTAGTCGGTCTGCTTCTACTTCGGCTTCCACTGTTTCAAGTTCATCTGCTTTTTGTCTTGCGACTCGATATGCTTCTGCTAATGCGAGTCGCTCTTGTTCTTGTTCTTGATTTTGAGTTTTTGAACCAACTAACCTTACTGGTGACGATTTTGGTGACGATTTTGGTGACGATTTTGGTGACGATTTTGGTGACGATTTTGGTGACGATTTTGGTGATGACATTTTTTGTTTTTTGTTTTTAACAAATCCACTCATTCTATATAATTAATCCCGATATATTTGTACTAAAGGCATACACTTTGAGTTTATCTAAGCGTGCGACCTCTAAGCGTGCGACCTCTAAGCGTGCGACCTCTAAGCGTGCGACCTCTAAGCGTGCGACCTCTAAGCGTGCGACCTCTAAGCGTGCGACATCTAT